CACAAATATTAATGAAGTGCATAGAGCCTTGAATTTGTAAAAGAGTTTTGTTGATTTCACCGCCCCAGATTACACCGCCCCTGATTTCACCGCCCCAGATTACACCGCCCCTGATTACACCGCCCCAGATTACACCGCCCCTGATTACACCGCCCCTGATTACACCGCCCCTGATTTCACCGCCCCAGATTACACCGCCCCAGATTACACCGCCCCTGATTTCACCGCCCCAGATTTCACCGCCCCTGATTACACCGCCCCAGATTTCGGCTTCGGGAGAAATCCATCCCATATTTTCAAAGAAAGAATCTTTAAGGGATTTTTCGTCTTCAACCCATCCGGCCTTATCGCCGACCTTACCCCATTTGCATTCAATAGCGATTTCTAATTGGAATAGGGTTCTCCCGTATTTGACTTTGGAAACGGAAGTTAATTTAAGGTGCTTTGTCATTTTGCTCGTTTTTAATCCCCGCTTTCGGCGGCTCGGTTGTGCTTCTGCACACCAAAATATATATTCGCAACTTCCTGACGTACAATTCTACGTTTGTACGTACGATTAAAAAGAGATTTCATCTTCGCATTCAACAACCTCTAACCGGCCATCCAAGCCAGCGTCATTTTCAACTAAAGAGACCATCTTGGATTCGGCATCTTCTTTGTTCTCGAATAATGTGTTCTCAGGATTAACAGGATTTGCCTCGAATTTGCGGGAGTCGAAATTATAAATCAACTGTCCGTTGTAGCCATCCAGAATTATCTGGTAAGATCTTTCAACTGTTTTCATTTTGCTCGTTTTTAAACTCGGCTTCCCGCCGTCGGGTCGTGCTTCTGCACACACAAATATACGCACATTTATCACATTTGTTATAAATAATATGTAATATAATACCATATTCACATAACTGCCTGATACTGGGGCTAATAAAATGATGGGCTAAAAGGGGGCTATTTGGGCATCGAGGACAGATTTGGCCCCTTACCCCTGCCTCCGGGTGATCAGCAAATCTAAACGGTTTAGCTGTGGTTTGACGGGGCCTTATTTCGGGGTCCTATGGGCAGCCGCATAGGCGCGCCCGCGTATGCTGGGCGATGTTCTTTAGCCGGATGTTTCCTTCCAGCCTGATTAGCGTGGTGTCCCGTTCAAAGTCGGTAATGGCGCGACGGTAGACCTGCACCTCCAGTTCGGCGCTGATCGTCTCATAATGACTGTGATTGTATTTGTCCCGCCTTTCGATTGTGTGCATCTGTATCCCGTCAATAGTAATGGCCTGTATCCGCTCGCAATCCCGGGCGCTTGGTCCGCAGGCGGCGATCAGGAATAAAACAACGATTGTGATAGTTCTCATTTCTTGGAGGCCTTCATCATCTTGCTGGCTTCGCGCCCTATGAAATAAAAGGACAGCGTGGCCATCCATGCCCACTGGAACACTTCTTTCCAGTCCGCATCCACGTTGAACTGAAGCGAGGCCGAATCGATGATGGCGACGGTGGTGACCGCGAGAGTTAAAAAGATCAGCGTCAGGGGCCGGATGTTCTTACTGAGCCATGAGTCGCTCAGCATATCTGCCTGATGTCGTTTGGTTGCTTCCTCTGATGCCTTCAGTTCGAGGCGCTGTTGTTCCAGCTCGAAGTCATTCATCAGCTTTGTGAATTCCAGCTTGTCTTCCGGCCTGATGTCCGGATCTTTGTCGACGAGATTCTTGATGATTCCCAACACGCCTTTGTCAGGAAGAATTCCCGCGATCAGGTCCTTGACCTTTGGCAGCTTCTCATCGATGAAGGTTGCGAGCTTCGGATGCTTCTCCTTCCACGTTTTTTTTCCCTCGGCCATTATTGAAGGTTTAAAAATTCATTGATCCGCTTGATCTTCCGGTAATCGTCATCCAGGTATTGCCGGTAGACTTTATTCGTTGAGTCCTGTTGATGCTTCCAGCTCAATACGCGGAGGCTGTCGTTGTAACGGAGCTGCCTGATGGTCTGCTCCATATCGTCCATGCGCTCCGGCAGCTCCCAGATATCCTGTGCGTTATTCCAGAACCATCCCACCATTCCCATCACGATGGTCGTGCCGATGGCGATCAGGATCTTCTGCGCCTGCTTCAAAATGCATCCAGTCGAAGTCCTTCTCGCGCCCGTAGCTGAGAAAGTCATGCGCATAGAAGATATCGATCATTTGTTTGTATTCCATCCGGGCGAAGCGCGCGGTCTTCGCTGTCTCGCGCAATTTGTTACGATCCGCATCCAGATCGATGGCAATTGCCCAGCTGTGCGTGGAAAGATAGGCAGTCGCTCCATCCGTGTCTCCGCGTTCAATGGCTGCGGCATACTGTGTTTCATATCCGCGCTTTGGACGGTGATTGAAGCATCCCGCGTATTGATCGATGCCTAAGTCACGGATTTTCTCCGGTCCGTAAGCAGAAAGAATGTCATGGAAAATATCGCCGAGCTGCGCAGCTACGAGTTTATGGCAGGTAAGTTTGGAGACGGATTTCGTGATGTCCCAATCCAATGCCATCGGGTAGGATAGCTGGATGGTGGTTAGGTTCTTTGCGTCGCCCGGCTGTCCGTATTTGGCGATGATCTGTTGTAGCGTCAGCATCAGGCTTTTTTTGGTTTGAGAACGATATCCTCCATGCGCTCGATGCGCCGGTTGTGATCTTCGTGTTTTTCCGAATGCGTTGCGAGTTGCTGTTTGATCTCACCGATGTCGCTGGCCATGCGCATCAGTGCGTTGACGGCGAGTGCGCCGATGAAGCCAAGTACGGCTAAAAGAACGGGTAGCGCCCATAGTAAAAGTTTATAAATGGTCTGATCCATAGGACTCATCGTTTCAAATTTACGGATTGTTATAATTCTGATTCACAAATGCGAGCGCATCTGCGGCAATGATCGCATCAATCGCCGCCTGGTCCGTCCCTGCTTTCATCCATTCGCAGCGGATAAAGCGCGGCTGAAGGAATCCTCTCGTGTCGCCCTGGATACCGACATTCACGGTAATGTCCTGCTGTATTTTTGTGGCATCCGTCGGCTTCACATAGGCCGGTCCTTCCTTGATGGTGCTGGTTACAATGTAGATCATACTGCTGGTTTTAAATTATGAAGGTCCATCCTGTACTCTTGTTTATATATAATCCCTCAGTCACATCCGTGCAATAAACGATCAGGCCGATGGCCGGTGCGGCAATCGCTACGCGCTGCGCGTTGGTCATGCGCGGCGGAAGCAGTCCGGTGGTCGTGCTGGTCAGATCAAGGATCGCGCTGGCATCCGGCGTGATGGTTCTTATTCCGATATTGCCTGTGGCTTCATCGATGTGAATGATGGTCGTGGTACTTGAATCTGAAGCGAGGATGCCCCTGACCTGGTAATGGTTCCCGGCGGCGCGCCCGTGCTTCCAGTATTTACTCCCGCCAATGTTGCCCATTTGGATGAAAGTGGAAGCGCCCGTGCTGAGCATCTCATATCCAGGATCGTCTAATGCGCCTGAATGCCGTATCTGATCGCCGTTGTGTCCGAAGGTGATATTTCCTCCCGCCCACATCGCTATGCCGAGTCCATTGGCGGATGATGCCTTTTGAATATGATTGGCTCCGAAGATCGCACGCTGCGCTGTTCCATAGTCGGTATGTCCGAGAAATGTGATTATAGTTCCGTCATCTGTGAAGGTGGCATTGCCGAGCACGGTGGCTGCAAGCCACCTGGTTCCCCTGTTTGGCGTACCTGATCCTGTCGGGCCTCCTCCGCCTGCTGCGCTGATAGTGGTCGCCTGGAAGTTGATCCCGTCATAGATCAGCAGATGCGCGTGTCCTGCCACGATATCACCGGCCACAAGCGCAGCCGTTCCGCTTTTTTTGATGGCTTTGGCCCCGAAGCCGTTGAAGTTGATGGTAGAGGCTCCGATATTGGTGGTGAGAAACAATACGCGTAGCGGCATGCCCTTGAAATATCCCAGGATCTGCGGCGCCGTGAATTCAGCGATGTATGTGTTGGCAACAGCTGCGGCAGCCTCGGTGAACTGATTGAGCAGATCGTAATATGCGAGATCGTTCCACGGCAGCTCTCCATTGCCGATCTTCACCAGCGCGGTATCGGTCTCGATACCGATGCGTCCTGCCTCCAGCACGATATTCTGGGCGGCCCAGTAGGCTGCCGGATGTTTCAGCGGTATCATCCCCTGGCGCTCTGGCTTTCGCAGCAGTTGCTCTTGATCACGCTCTGGACGGCCTCCTTGAAGTTGACCTCTACGCGTGCCAGCCTGCGCCAGTTTTTGTCCTTGTAGTCCGGCTCATATCCGCCATCTTTGATCACGGACTTCTGAATGATGGCATAGTCGGAGTTATTGATATTGTAATCGCTCACCAGCAGCTTGTTCGCCATAAGCGCATATGTCTTAAACCGGTCATGCAGCCATTTGGGAAGCAGGTGCGTGATCAGCTTAAACTTCTGAATAGCCTCATCGCGCACGCGATTCATCTTCCCGTTCTGGAATTCGTGCAGCACCTCCAGGTATTCCGGCGTGGTCTCATATCCGAAGAAGCCGCGGAAGCGGATGGAGTCGTACCAGGCAATATCGCAGAGGTCGAATATTTTACCGTCCGCATTTATGTCCCCGATCTTTCCGCTGATAGTGGATTCAAATTTCACGGTCTGATGCGCCAGCTTGCAATCGAATGCGTAAAGGCGGAACAGTTCAGATACCTGGCAGCTCTGCAGGACCGGCGGCAGCTCCACGCCCACGTCATCCTGGGACAGCTCGCTGATTATCTTGAACCGGTAGCATCCTGTTCCGTGCAGGTTCAAAACCTTTCCCCAGTTGATCGCATACCCGGTGTAGCTCTTATGGCTGGAAAATCCGTTCAGCGGATAATGTCTTCCGTATGTACTCCCCGTCAATGTGGCGAGATCTGTCCAGACCGATGCGATGAGTTTCTGCAGGATCATGGTGACGCTGACAAGCGGATTCACTGTGGCCAGCGGAAAGTTGATCAAAAAAGTATTGAAGTCCTGCTCATAGGTCGGCGCGTTGGGACCGCCTACCACTCCGAAGACAATATTCTCATAACAGCAGGCCTGTTGCCTTATCTCGCGGCATTCCACTGCCGAGCAATTCGTAAGCGGCGCCATGCCGACGATCTGTCCGGGAAGCAGTTTTGATTTTGGCGTTCCATGCCCCGGCGTGATCACGCTGAGGCCTCCGCCCAAGGATGGTCCTATGCCGGGATTAACAGCTCCGCCGGTGACGGGCTTTGGATTGGGCGAATATGATATTCCGATCGGCATCTTAAAGCGGCAGCGTGTCTGTCTTCACCCATACGTCCAACGCTCCGGCGGTCAGATCGTTGATGACGTGCGCGCCATCTACGGTAAGCCTCAGATAGAACTTACTGGCTGCCGCCTGGCTCGGAATATCCGAGAAGGACGGCGTAGCATATCCGGTGAATTGCTTGCCAAAATCGGCGGCAGGAGCGCCGAAGACGCTTAAGGGGCCGGTGTAAAACGATCCGGGACCGGTATCATCGGAATAAACTTCCACATCTGCAGAGGTTATGCCGCCTCCGCCGAAGGCGATGCTGTGCTTGATCTTCACACCGGTTATCAGTCCTCCCTGTGGAATGATATTCGCGCCTACCTCTATTTGGCTGCTGATTCCTGCGGCAGGCTGGAAGCTGGCGAAGGTGAAGCTGTATTTGATCCAGCCGTTGGCGAATTTCTTCACATTGGAGGCTTTCACCTTCTTGTTGCCCGGCGCGGCGCTATCGGCAATGACGAATAAATCGTCGGCTACAATGGTTGTCTTCTCTGTCAGGGCTGTGATCTTCTGGCTCATGTGATTGGTTGTTTTACGCGCATACTTCCATTTTCGTTCCCTCGCCATCTTCCAGCAGGAGTGGCGTACCGTCCTCCAGCAGGATCAGGCAGTCGGAATATAAGAATCCGATGCGCGGGTAGATTAATATTGTTCCTGAATCGCGGCCCTTGAACTTGCTGATATCGAATAGTCCCTCGGCCACGATCCTATTCGAATCGTATCTGTTGAAGCGCAGGTTGCCCAGCGCCCTTGTCTCAGTGGCTGTCGGGTCTCCGGCAGGTGCGCTCCAGGGGCTGTCCGTCTCTGATGGGATTTCCGTTGATGCGAACTGCCGGCTGAATATTCCACTGCTCCCTTCCACGTCGGCAAATATCCAGACGTACAGATCATTGGCGATCTCGCCTCCGAAAGTCGGCATGGTGGAAAAATCGCCCTCGAAGGTCGCACGCACCAGTGTGATGCCATCCTCGACGATTGTCCTGAGCTGGGCCGATCCATCCTCGGTATAAAATTGCAGTTTCATGTCGAAGACCGGTCCGGTCTGAGGATCTTCATCGCCGGTCAGCGAGCGGGTATCCGTCTCGATATTGAATTCGGTGTCATGTCCGTCGTATCCGGTGATCAGGAAGGTCCAGCGCATCTTGAGATTCCATCCTCCCTGATTATTATAATCGCTCCATCGGTTCGCGACATTCTCTATGTCGCCGAAGATATCCACTGATGCGCCCTCGGCCTGCGGCAGCGCGGCCTGCCAGTATTCATACCGGAGCGCCAGCCCGTACTGCAGCTCATAGGCCGCCTTCGTTCCTGTGTCATTTGCCGGTACGCGGAACAGGTTCACGCGGTTACGCGGATCGTCGGCATAGGTGGTGAAACCCCGCTTCTCCAGTATCTGTATGGTTTGCGCGTTGTCCAATTTGCGGTCCTGCCCGGTATTCATGATCTTCTGCTCCAGTACGAAGTCGGTCTTCGTGGCATGCGTAGCGATCACCTGGAGGGTTATCGTCTTGAGTGTTGGTGTCACACCGGCAGCGTCGGGGCTGGTCTTCAGTCGAAACTTCAGGCGCGTATATACCGGATCGCCTTCATATCCTGCGAGGTCCGTTGCGTTGTGCTCTACCTCATTTGGGAATTCGTATGTCTTTGGCGTTTCAATCAGTTCAAAAAGGGCATTATTGTCCTGGTCGTATCCGGGCAGTGGCGCCTCCACCAGCAGCGCGATCTTCTGCGCATCGGCGGTGACGGCAATACCTATGGGATCCTTGATGGCGATCCAGTAGGCATCCCGGCGGTTATCCTCTGTCTTTGCCTTCAGATAGTCCTTTAAGAAGGTGCTGAAATCCAGCGAGAACTTGATGGTCGCCGTGCCTGCGGCGAAGGTGGTCAGGTTGATTGATTTGAGCTGTTGATAATTCGTCGCCTCAAACTCCCCACCCGTAGCGCTATCGCTGAGAGTGAGCAGGCTGCGGTCGAAGAACAGGTTCTTGCGCAGCGGCGTAATGGTATTGATGAAATCCGCCCGGTCCATCGGCAGCTGCAACGCTCCGATGACGATTTGCGTATTTGTTGTGAACAGGTTGCTGCGGCTCTTGATCACGACCGTGACATTGGTCTTGCGATTGAGATCCGGCACCGTAACAGGAAATCCCGTGATGTCATCCGTGTAGACGATGGAATCGATATAATATTCCGGGCGGCTGCCGACGGCATTCTGATTGAACCATGCTACCATTCCATCCCTGTTGAAGATGGATCCGGTGTGCGGTATCTCAGGATCTGTAGATGCGAACTTCGCATCCATGCGCGCGATATGCTTTACACTTCGGCGATCCTCGAAGAGCGCAGGGATGGTCCGGCCGGCAAAGTTATTGACCTGCTCTGTGAGCCAGACGGGTGTGATGAAGAAGGTCTGGCTGATGATGAATTTCTGGCGATGATCCGCCGTGATGCCCTGTCCCTTGATCGTTACCTGGGCCGTCTCGCCGGTGGTCTCATCCACGAAGGTATGCGTCACCCATGCGAAGCTGTCCGATCCGATGAACATATTCTTTACCGTTATAATATCACCGGCATTAATTCCATTGACAGTATATCGCTGCAGCGCACCCGGATCCTGCAGGCTGAGATAATCTTCCCGGGAAGTATTGGGAATGATATTGTAATAAAAATCCAGCGCCGTAACGGGTGTCGTTCCGAACAGACCGGCATCCTCTGCTGATTCATTCGCCAGTCCTGCTGTCACGGTGATGACGCGCTCCTCTACGGTGAGGATGGTAAAGGTTGCGTTATTGAATGTCGTTCCCTCCACGACCAGCGTATCGCCTGTCCGGAAGCCGGTATCGATGAAGGACGAAGGATCAAGATCATTGGCATTGGTGATGGTGTCATCAGCTGCCAGGAAGTCCAGCTTCTTGTTCTCTGCGCTCCACTTGACATAAAATTCAATGTCGCAGCGCATCTTGTCGCCCACCGATCCCTGAAGGTAATCCGTGCCTCCTCCGCCTATGCCGAGATATTCGCAATAGAACTTCCGGCTTGTGATGATGACGGCCATCTATTTCAATGATTTGAAGAAGGCCTCGCCTTCCGCTATACTTTTAAATTCCAGGATCACCATGCCCTTCTCCGTAATCGATGCTGTGAGAGGCACATCCATGTGATTGCGGCCGAAGCTCATGCTGGTGCGTCTCACTTCCACAGGTTTAAAATTGGGTATGCGTCCCATGAGATCCGTTGCCTGTTCCATCATCGGACGCATCATCTTCAGTTTGCTTTCCAGCATCTTCGTGATGCCATCCAGACCGTCCGGTCCCTGCTTTGTTTTATCCGCCATCGATTGTGATTTTTTCAGTGAGGTTGTTTGTAAAATTACTATAAATCCTATATTCCACATTGAGTGCCTGATCATTGTGCAGGTCCCAGAGCATGCGTATGAATTTTCCGTTACGCCCCAGCGCATCCTTCAGGATATTATTGTTCAGCACCTTTAGATATTCCGCGCAGCAGAATGGCAGGCGCTTCTCGCGAAAGGTCAGCTGTTGATTGCCCCGCGTGGCCAGCTCCCTGCCATGAAAATTCGTGAGCAGGGTATTGGCTGCCAGCCGTGTTTCGCTCTGCGCATGCAGCTCCCAGTCGTTGCCGACCGGCGTTCCGATCATGATCTTCGGTACGGAGAAGGTATCATTGCTCAGCAGCAGCCATCCTATGCGTCCGACAAAGACATTGGTTGGTAGCGGCGGGATAGTGTCCAGCGTTGCAGGATTTCCTCCGAAGAACTGGATTGCTGCGTTGATTGCGTTGATCAGGGTGTTGATGGTGTTGATGATGAAATTCACAAAATTGGCCAGTGCGTTGAGTACATCGTTCAGCAGGTTCTCCACCCGCGTGAGATATTCCTTGCGCTTGGCCAGCGCAAAGTTCAGGCGCACCTCATGATTCTTTGCCAGCAGCAAATACTTCTTGTTATTCACGATGTTCGGCTGCATGGTTACCTGTACGGATGTGCCTCTGTACCGGTGTATGGTGTTCAGCTCGGATGGATCGATCTGCCAGATCAGGAAGAAGTTGCTGGGCAGTTCCGAGGCATTGGTTCCTTGCGGATCCGGATAATTGAAAGTAAAGCCGGGAGCGCCGGAGTTGGGCAGCTGGAAGGGGTTCGCATTTTGCCAGAAATTCTTTTCTTCAAAATGAAGCACGCCGCCAATGATCTTCACCTCTGCGTGGAAGAGATCCATCATGTCCTGGATGAACTCCTTGAAGGTACCGGCGCCGCTATTGTAATAGCCGTATGCTCCGTTGTTAGGAAATCCTGCGCCCTCATCGAAGGGGCGATCGAAGACGTTGAGCGGATTGTTGACCGATGGGATGATATCCTTGCGCGGGATGATCGTTGCGTCCTTGTAGTTGCCAGCCTGCAGGATCGTACTGGAAAATCCGAGGCCGAGATATTGACAGGCGCGCCGGAACAGCGTCTCGATGCGCATGCCGAGCTTGTGCTTCTTGAGCTGGACGATATTGCTGATCAGAGCCTTGATCAGATCGATCAAAATAATAATTATCAAAAAGAGATATACGACGTAAAGCACGACGATGACAATAGTGGCTATCAGCGTACCGGCTGCCAGGCCGAGCGTTGCGACGGCTGTCGTGCTGTCTCCGCTGAGCTGGGCGATGAGCTGGCTGATCTTCGTAGTGACGTCGAACAGCTCCTTCAGCGTCACGAAGAGGCTGATGCTGATGATCATCGCCTGCGTATAGTCCGGTATCGCGCTGATCGCATAAGGGATGCGCTTGTAATCGTTTGCCGGGATGATGCGCCCCGGTGTCGTCCCCGTGAGGCTGGCCAGGTAAGCGAAGCTGAAACTGCCGGCCACATCATTGAGCCAGTCTATTCTGCCCGCCTCTTTGATCGGCGAGCGTACCATATCGCATTCGAACATCGTGCGGTCGCTGGCAAGATCCAGCATCCCATCGAAGATGACCGTGTTGAGGGTCCCGCAGGCGGTGATCTTCAGGGGTAGCCCTTCATAAATTCCGGGTCCGCCTCCGGTGAGTCCTGCCATACGGTAGGCATTGATCTTCACGGCCTCATCTGCTACCCATTCGAATTCGGTGCTTTGCAGGGATGCGCTGGGATGATCATTAGTAAAGATTAGCTCCACCTGCATGGATTTCCAGTTGATCGGCGGATTGACGGCTGTGAAGCCGGTGCCATAGTTCAGCTCAAATCTCAGGTCGACCATTAAAATGCCCTCCTTTTGCCGGTAATATGACGGCGCAGACCTGCCTCCACTTCCTGCCGCACCATGTTTCCGTGCTCATCCCAATTGATCGATATCTCTTTTTTGTGCTTAACCGTTTTCTCCAGGCTGCGCAGGCGGTCATCCAGCAATCCGAGCATGGCGCCTGCCAGTTGTGATCTTTTACTGGCATCCGCCATGAGCTGGGTATTGAGCTGCGGCATATAGGTATCCTTGAAGTATTCCATGACCCCTCCCTCGTTCATTGCGGTGGCCAGTCCGGGATTTTCTCTGGTCCCGGCTGCCGTGACTACTGATTCGCCTTTGGAGAGCAGGGCGAGGTTGCTATCGCTTGTAGCGGTGCCTCTGCCGGGCAGATCCTCCACTCCTTCGGCGAATGTACCGGCGATCAGCTCGCTGATGCCTTTGGCGATGAGCGTCTGAGCGAGGGCTTTGGCAGGCGCTCCGATGGCTCCTTCCTTCGCATAGGACTTAAGAAATTCCAGGAAGACATTGGCCAGCTGCTGTGCCTGTTCCTGTCTGCGTGCTCGTTTCTCCAGCTCCGCCTTTTTAGCTATGGCTTCCGCCCGGCGTTTCTCCTCGAAGGCCAGCGTGTTGTCCAGTCCCCTGTTGGCCAGATCCTGCTGCTTTTTTATCGCATCATCGATCTGCTTGAGTTCCTTATCCAGCATCTGCTGTCGGCGCTGATCGCGCTTCTCCAGCCCGTCGAAGACGGCATCGTTGAGGCTGTCCACCAGCTTGATTTCTTCATCCAGCCGCTTTTTGTTCAGGCCCTTGATCTGCTCCTGATAATTCTGCTCCAGCTTAATACTCGCCGCCCGATACTCCTCTTCAGTGATAATGCCCTTTTTGCGCGCCTCGACGAGAAGGTGTCCCTCCCGGCTATACTGCGCTTTGATCTCCTCCAACCTCAATTCGTCTTCCGTCTTCCCGATATCTGCATTCTCAGCCTCAATTTTCATCAGGTTTCCCAGCAGTTTCTCTCTTTCCTCTATCTCTTTGCCGATCTTCTCGACGCGGAGCTTCTCTTCTTCGGCGTATCGCTTCTCCATGGCCTTCAGCCGCGCCTTGCTCATATCGTCCATAGCTTTGCGTTCCATCTCATCGAGCTTACGCAGGTGCTCCCATTCCTCCATCTCCAGCTTGCGTTTCTTCTCAGCCAGATCTTCATTGATCTCCTGCAGGTCCGTTGTCAGCTTATTGTTGATGGCTAAAATGAAATTGTACTTAGTATTCTCGCTCAGTTTCGTTTTTTCGACATCTTCTATATCGAATCGTGCCTGCAACTTCAGATTTTCTATCTTTCTCTTTGTGTCATCCTTTATAGCATCAACACGAAGTTTTTCAATCTCCCTCCATTTTTCTCTCTCAAGCTCTTCTATTTCCTGTTTGTCCTTCTTATCATCAATAAGAGTCTTCAGTTTCAGTTCCTTCAGCTTACTGAAGGTAAGAGCTGCTTCGTCTTTAATAATCTGTTGTTGTTCCTCGAATACTTTTCCGGATAGTCCGATAACAGTAACAAGGGCATTCCAAAAAGTTTTAGTTTCTTCAAGTTTTGTTTTCGTATCTTCTTTAAATCCCTGAAGTAATTGAGAATATTCTATGCCTAATAAAGCTGATGCTGCCTGTGTATCATTCAAAGTTCCTGTGAGTTTTTTGTATTCAACATTCAATTTTTGAATAGAGAATACGCTTTCATTGTATTGTTTACGAAGTTCATCATTCTTGATGATAGTTCCGTCGATAGCCTTCTGACGCTCTTTCTCTTCCTTAGTATTGTCAATGATCGCATTAATGATTCCTATTGTCGCGGTTGCGAGTACTGCAAGCCCGGCAACAATTAATCCTATTGTTCCTACTCCGGCAGCGCGTACGGCGTTAAGTATTCTCTGAGCGATTGTAAGTTTTGTAGTTGCTCCCGTTTCTGCCGTCTTTGCCACTGCCCCTTTTAAGACTGCGGCTGTTTCCATTACAGTTTCTTCAGATACCGCCCTTTTTACAAGTTTGAATCCTTGAAGTATTTTAACAGAATTTTTGTAAGCCTGTTCAATAGAATGAATCGCATCTTCATTTATTCCGAAAAGTTTTGCTGTATTGATCAAAATTCCGCCGAGTCCTTTCATGGCTCCGGTATAATTTCCCACATTGCGCTGATGCTGGCCTACGGTGGCATCCAATGTCTTGAGTTTGGTATCCTGTTCCTGCACGGCCTGCAGCAATCCACGTCCTACCACGCCCTGCTCCCGGCCTGCGATGGTCAGGTTCTTGTAGGCGTTACGCAGATCGTTCAGCTCCTTGCTCGCCTTCTGATAGGCGCTCACCAGTCCGAGCTGCTCCCGGGCCAGATCCTTATTTGCTTTGGTCTGTTCCTTGATTTGTTCCTTCAGTTTGGCCTGCCCGATGGCCTCCTCCGATGTCAGGGCAGCGAGCTGCTTCTCCAGCGCGAGACGTTTGCGCTGCGTCTCGGTCATCCCTTTGACTGTATCGTCTGTCTTCTTGAATGCGTCATTGAGCTTTTCTACATCATCGACATTCTTTGGATCGACGATGGTGATCTTCTTTCCTGTGGCAATAAGGATGCCTTTGAAGCCTGCCTCCAGGTCCTTGAGCACCTGCAGAAGCTCCTTGCCTTCCGCGATGGTCGGCTGGAAGACCTGATCCTCTATAATATCGCTATGCTTTACTTTGTCGCTTTCGGCCATGTTTGTCGATCAATTTGAAATATGAATAAAACTCTGCCACGCTGGTGCGTCTGGGATCGATGGCGAAGCCGAGCTGCTGCTCCAGCGATCCCTTCATCTCATAAAACCCGGCCTCCGAAGTTTGCCTGCTCATCGCCTTCAGCTCCTGTTCTGCGATGTTGATCAGCGTCCGGATGCTTTTGTCGCCACTCACCATCCGATCTATCTTCAGCAGCGCGATCTGCTTGCGCTTGTTGATCTGATCCAGGAAGGCCTCGCTGAAACCGAAGCGCGTGATGAATTGATCGTATATCGCTTTGAAAACTGCGCCCAACCTTATGAGCTGGTATCGGTTCACCGGGCATCGGCCAACAAGGAGCCATCCGTAGCCCTCTCCTTCGTGTATCCTCCACCAGTTGAAGACCGGCAGGTCATCGATGGTCCGGTAGTAATCAGGTAAGGATCGCGCGGCGAACAAGCGGAAGAAGGCGCTCGATAATCTCCGGGCGAAGTTCTGCAATCGAATCATTTGTCAGTCCGAGTATTTTGTCTCCATAAACGAATTCCAGGTCATCCGTGCCGTCCTTCAGTGTGTCTGCGCTGATGATAAAGCCATTAGCCTGATTCTTTACTTTAAAGCTCCGGTAAAAGTCGCCGGTATCCTTCAGCGTAACGTGATCTGTGCGGGTGTCGCGTCCTATGTGCGCAGCCATGGTTGTCTTGTATCTGATGGTGCTGGGCGCGTAGGATCCCAATCTTATACCGTCCGCTCCGACTCCCTTATTGTACAGTTGATTCTGCGTGTTGAGTTTAATGATTTGCGTCTGGATGGTTTCCTCATCGAGGATCCGGCGCGCCAGAGGCTTTACTTTCAAATTGACGGCATTCAGCGCCACGTATCTGAGTCGTCCGAGTCCCATCTTTCAAAGGTATAAAAAACCCCGCAGAGGACGATTCTGCGGGGCCGGCTTAATGACAGGCACACCCAGCACCTGCAGAAGAAACCCTATGGTATGGTGATCAGGCTCTCGATGACATTGGTGTAATCGCGCCCCGCTTTTGAAGGCGTGAGGCGCAAAACATTAGTAGATGCCTGTGCTGCGAAGTTGATGTCATATACTCCGTCCGGGCTTTCCACGACAGAGGTGATCACCACTGCCAGCGCTGTCGTTACATTGAACAACGAGAAGTTGGCCGTAAGCAATCCCTCATCCAGCACCGGATTGATCGGTGTTCCGTAATCTGTCCTCAGCTCGACGGTGAAATCGGTAGTGCTGATGGAGCTGTATTCCGGGCTGATATCGAGCAATCCGCGCAGCGAGGCTACGCTGACCAGCATTTCTGTTGATGCGATCATCCTGAGATCCTCGTCATTTTCATTGACGTGGAAGTTGAAGGAAAGGGTGAGCTTCTGGACTGTGGTGTCGGTCGTCTTCATCAGGCGAGCCGATACGCTTTCTTTGTCCAGCCTGACCGGTGCGAGGAAACCATCGCGGAGCTGGCTGCCGATGAGGTTGCCATCGCGGTCCACCACGAAGATGCCGACCTCTACGCAGCGCGCGCTCTTGATCTTTCCGAGCAGCTGCGGCGTATGTCCGATGAGCAGGCCCGTGAAGGTCCTCGCTCCCTGCTGGATGAAGGCGCGGGATGTGTCCTCGAATTCCTCGAAGATATCCTCGCCTCTCTCATCCGCGATGTTTTTCATCTCCGGCAGCGGGAACCATCTCTTGGTGCGGTCCGCCTGATTCACCAGCGCATCAAAGAAAGCCTGGTTGAATGTCGATGTGAGATCGACCTCGTTGATGTTTCCGTCACCGTCGAAATACGGGACGAGAATGATTTTCTTCTGCACTGCCATCAGAGGCGTGCATTCAGTGCCGGTATTGGAGAGGCCTACGTTACATCTACAGGTGATTGCCATCGGTTGAGTTTTTTAGTTGGTTCGACAAATATACAAAGTTCTTAACAAGGCGGGCATGCGCGATCCTTCAGGATGGTCAGATCGATGATCATCTCCACTCCGGAGAGGTTATCGACGAACAGGCTTTTTTCCACTCCCCGGCTGCTGATATAGATTCCGAAGCGTGCATGATTGGTGATGCTGAATTCCTGCTCCTTTGTATAGAAGCGTCGGCTGGTCCGCATCGCTTCATAAAAGTTTTCCATGAGGCGGCGCATCGGTTCGATGGCATTGTTATAAAAATCCGCCGTCAACCACTTGGAGAAGTTGGCCTGGGTGAGAAAAAACAGGCGCAGTGAACTGACGCGTTCTACTGTATTCTCCTGGTCTTCATTGAACTCCTCGGTGAGGGTTTCCAGCAGATATACCATCGGAGTCTTGGCAAAGGCATCCCTCTCATCTGCCAGCTCTGTATTGGTCTCCGGCGGCGTGCCATGAAAAAAGAAAGGCGCGTAAAGGCTGAAGGTGGAGGGCGCAGCGATCAGGGGCGCGGCAGGCGACAGCGTAATGGTATTGGCCTGTGCGTTGATCGCGGTGATGGTATAGATATCCGGTCCGATGGTGATAATAAAGCCGGGCTGTGCATGGAAAATATCACATACAGCGATGGTCTGTGTTCCATTGAGATTGTTTACACTGGCCTGTACCTGCACGGTGAAGCTCAGCGAGGCGATCAGCTCCTCAATGATATCGATTATGCTCTGCTTGTATATCACGATTTCTTGAACCTGATCCAGACGATCGCCTTCCTGCCGTTTACATCTACGGCATTGTAAGTGACCTTGATTTTCAGGCCTCTCAACAATTCAGCCGCATCGTCTTTGCTTTCAACCATGATTTCTAACTGCGTTATATTAGAAGTCAGGTATGCCGTCTCAGCATACTGATAGACTTCAGCATCAGGCTGTCCCGGGACAGGCACCATGATTTTCATGTCCAGCTTGTCTCCGAAGATCGGATTTTCAGGCATTATGATCATGCCATGCATTTCATAGTCTGCAGGCAGTTGATATTCAGTATCCGTTGTGCTTTGGCCGGCCGGCATCTCTATCTTGATGCCCTTTAGGAAGATTTTTTTGCTCATTGTTTTGTTTTTATATTTCAGTCCAGTGTATATTCAATCTCATGGCGTTACCTGCGCCTACATTCAGCCTCCTCAGCAAGATGCTGTGGTTTGGAGCCAAAGAATACAGGGGCTTATCCACATTGAATTGTTGGTTGAGGCTCATTGAAAAAACTCTGATCCTTGTCCCTAAGGTTAAGATCGCCGGAGTGTCTCGCATCACAGCCGTCGCCAGCGTGGGGCTGTCGCTTTTGGCATTCACAGAAGGTATAACAGCGCCGGGACTTGAATAAGTGGGATTGACATAAGCCTCCCATGTATTGAACACGCTTGAATTCAAAAATAAATCGAAGAGGCTGAATTTGACTCTTTTCAACGGACCTGCCCGAAACAGCATGACATTTTCCGGAGCCGCCGCTGTATTGCGGCTGATCATTGACCGGAATACATTCCCCGCATCAAGCGCTATCTGATCATTGAGGGCATTGATATTCTCTGCCAAAGATCCTGTATCCAGCATCGCTTCGATTTGATCTGTGAGATTGTCGATGTCTGTAGATACCGGCGATGTTATGTCCGTGTAGCTGAACGTATATTTCTTACCGTCAGCGCTCTGGATGAAAATCGTAGTCAGGTTGTTAGAGATAGAGCATCCTGCTTTGGGAACATAAATCTGTTCTACTGTGCCTATCTTATCAATGAGGAGGCTGCTGCCTGAATCTGAGATTGCGAATGCCATGATATCTGAAGTTTATAGGATCGGGGACCAGGTGGGGCGCATTAATTCGCCTTTGAAGTCCGGATAATCCGTTGGGTTAAATGTTTTACAATACCACTGTATGTTCTCCCAGGTCTCGATTGTGTCGTTCCATTTCCGTTCTCCAAAGCGCGCGGCAGACTCAGGGCTGTTGACCAGCGCCGTCTCCACATCCATGCGGCCTACGCCACTCTGGGTATGCTGATTTTGCTGATCGAAGATGTAATAATAAAAGATGATGCTCAGCAGCAGGTCCTTCACTCCCCTGCTTTCCCGGATCAGGGTATTGTCCTGCTCCGTGAAGGGGCTGTTGATGACGGCCAGCCTCGGTGTTATGAAGGTCGGGATCTCAGCGATGAAAAGATTACCGAGGACCTTGCCCAGCAGCTTGCGGATCTGTGTATCGTGATGGCGGTCGATGTAGGACTGGAGAACAGGATTATTGGCCACTGATTTGGCCAGGGCGAAGTAATTATCGAAATCTGTCAGCGCGACAAGCTGTGCCATGTGTACAAATGTATTAAAAAAGTAAACCCTCGCCATCCTGCGAGGGTTTACTTTGTCTCCGTGCTGACTCTACTCAGCTCGGATTAGACTATGGTGCGAGAAGCGCTGCGCGGTCATTCGTGAAGTCTCCCTTCACGAATGCCTTCAGGTGATTGCTCTTGATGTAATGCACGGCACGTATCTCTCCGAGGATGGTCACTAAGTTCTTAGTGAAGTCATCGTTCTCATGTCCCATTGTCATCGTTGCATCTTCTCTCATGCGCAGGTTCGACTTGGTGAAGTCGCCTACTACGTATGTGTCAATCGGCACGCCGATATTTGCTACCACGCGGACTCCGCTGATCAAACGCCCACCGGGCATGATGAAGGGAGGCAGCACGTATGCTCCTGTGCTGTCCTTTGCGAGGTCCAGCGCGGCCACATCCTGGGGATGCATGATAACCATATTCGGCATGAACGGTCCGTTAGGATCGGCGCTCTCGATGATTGAGATCGCTACCCGGATCACATCGAAATTGTTAGCATTAGGGATAAGCAGCGCGAACTGTGCAGGTGCCACGAATACGGGAATGCCTGAGTTCAGGATACCCTTGAGTTGCGGCGTGACAGCTGATCCTTCGAGGATCTGCTGGTCGAGGCGCAGGCGCAGGAGTTCCATGATCTCGTTCTCGATCTCTGCCTGGATGAAGCTCACGTCTTCCAGCATCTCTTTGGAGACCTTGACGAAGTAGGTGATCTTCTCTACCGGGCAGGTGCGCTCGATGAGGTCGAAGTCGCCTTGCTGCTTGGCAGCCCCCTCAGCGGTGTTGGCTGCGGCTCCGGGATCTGCATTGGCCTGCTCTACCCAGACCACGTGCTTTGAATTGGTACGGCCTACGTTGATCAGCTCAGCGAGGTACGGCACCCTGCGGACCAGCCTGGTCAGGCTTGCCTCGAAATCGGCGAGCGTGAAAGGGATAGCACCCGGTGTGGTGGGCGTTACATTGGCCGTTGTCATCGTTGCCGGCGCCTTCACATTGAGGATGATCTTCGTCTTCTCTCCGGCTATAAGTTTGCGCAATTCATCCAGCGGTTTATCGTCGGCTCCGTACAGACCTTTTATTCCATCGATGAATGCCTGTGCGTAATTCTTGCGAACTGGCGCTTGTGCCGGCGTTTCTTTCATGGCGGCTACCTTCATTCCGATTTCCTCGATCTGCGTTTTGAGCTTCGTCAGGTCCTCCTCGGTCTTGGCTGCTTTGGCCTTCTCTATCAATCCCTTCATCTCCACATAGGAGACATCGGTATCGAGTAATGCTTTGAATTTGGTGGCGATCTTTCCGTCGATCTCTGTCTTGATCTTCTCGATCAGGGCAGTTTCTTTTGGGTCGGCTACACCTCCGCCTCCGGTTCCCTGGTCGCGGTGAATGCTTATGGCGAATAAGCCGGCCAGCGAACTGCCGGCAACGATCCCGGCGGGATCATCCATGCAGGCGCTGAATATAAAAATGGTGAATAGGAAAGCGATCGCGGCAAAGCCTGCGCGCATCCTGGTATTGAATTTGATTTTATGCCGTCTCATGGCGGTTGGTTTTTTTGGTTGACAATAAAAATTGACTGTTATCAATCGGCTGATGTCATTCACCGGGATGGCGGCCCTTTCAGGTGCGATGTAAGGCGAGGTGCTCAGTGATTCGGTGACAAAGATATAGAATTCTTTTTTTATCCTACAAACTGAAGCCGCTGATGAGCGAATCACTGATGACGGATCTGTCCTTTTTGTCCGGATTCGGCTTACCCGGTGTCTTGAATTCAAAGCCTTCAGTCAGCTCCTCGATTATTTGTTTGAGCTGAAGGATCTGCAACTCGAATGTCTGCATCATATCTTCGCTTTGGCTGCCTGTGCGCAGCGTCTTATTCAATTTATCCATGCGGTCGAACAACGCGATCTTTAGCGCTTCCTTGTTGGCGCTCTTTATGCCAAAGAAAGGCGTGAGCTGATTGGATCCGAAGGCCACCGTGCTGCCTTCATATAATGCTATCTCCTTCACGACCCACATGTCATTTATCTTATCGGCCTCCTCCGGGTTGATGAGCTGGCCGTATAATTTATCCCATCCGTTTTCATCGCGTTCCACCTTCTCCATCTGCAAATAATGGAAGCCGATGCTGTGATTGTCGTATATCCTCTCCAGATAATTCTTGAGCACATCATTGCCAAGCGTAGTATCGGCCATGCGTGTCTCGAAGTAGATGCCTGTCATCCCATCGACCTCTCTTTCCTCCAGCAGGGTGATCTTGCCTGGCAGCTGTGTGAGATCATGGTTCATCGCGTGCTTGATCTTCGCTACGGCGCTGCTCTTTGGTCCGCGTTCACGGATGCTTTTTTTCGCGGCGCCGGGCATGAGCACATCGCGATCCGAATCGAGGAAGTTGTATGTATTGTAGAAGCCGGTCACCGTGCGGGTGCTGCTGTCTACGTCCTTGATGGCTGCTGCGAGCTGGCCGTTGGCCTTTACGCTGTAATGCGAGTGTTTGATAGCTTTCATGGTCTGGCTTTTATTGCGGTCCTCCCATTGCGCCTGGCAGAATGCGAAGCGCTGATCTTGGTCCGGGAAGGACGCATTGGCTTCGTCATCCGACATGCAACGTGATATGAATTCTTGCTCCGTTTCACTTGAATAGGGGCTTGGCATGTGGCAAATTTATCATTTATATCTGGGCGAGCAGTTCTTCGATCTTATCGCCGAGCTGTTTGGCGAGCGCCGCATCTCCAACGGTATTGGCTCGTTCCCTTGCGAGGGTGTGCCGGTGAAGTCGACCTCCATCTGCTCCGCATAGGCCTCCGGGCTGATGATACCGTCGCGCAGCATGACGCTGAGCCGGTCCGCCTTTGTTTTGTTGGCCGACTCCTCCTTGTTCTTGTCCTCCTGCATGATCGGCAGCCAGCTGTAATCGGCATACAATTCCTTGCTCTCCTGCTCCAGGGAGAAGGCTTTGCTGAGCAGGCGCATGGTCCAGTCGGCATCCGGCTGGATGGTATTCTGATACGTCTGCACGAAAGCCTGTTGCTGATTCTCAAATGTCGCGCCTTTGGTGGATGGAAAGATATCGCGCGCCATTCCATAGGCGCCGAGGATTGCCTGGAAATCGTCCTCGACTTCCTCAAATAACATGAGATCCTTCGTCGGGAATGTCATCGGGTTCCATTTCAGATCCGCCGTGCTCATGATAATCTTCATCTGGTCATCGCCGAGGCCGTACTTGCTGCGATATTCGCGCTCGATGCGCTCGCGCTCCTTCGGGTTGAGAGGCAGTCCACCATCGCTGTCCTTGCTCGATGAGCTGAGGATACCGATGGCTCCTTTCTCATTGATGATCACGTTGCGCGTACGCAATGCGCCATCGATGTTGCTTATGTTCAGGCGCAGGGAGAGGATCTTGCTCTCGCCGACGATGTATTTATAGGAAACGCCCTGGCTCATCTGAATGATACTGTCCACGTCGTAGGATTGCTTGATCCCTCCGTCGGCATTGATCAGGTTGTACTTCTCGATGATCGCGGTCTTCTCGCTTTGCTGAAATATCTTGCCTGTCGGGATCACCTCGATGTCGCCTGCCGGGAGGTTCCACAGGACCTTCGGATCTGCGGTGCTGCTGGGCTTGAGCTGATAGATGAATGCGTTGGCATATATGTCGCGGTATATGCTGAGCTGTGCGAGGAACTCCTCCTGTATCTGCAGAGGATTTGGCGTCCTGAGAAGCGTCAGTATCGGATGTGTCTGCACGTCCTCCCCTGTGCGCGTGTCGCGCATGCGTATGTCCATGTTCTTGAACATCTCCGCCTTTTTGTCGATGACGATGCGCAGATGCGGACAGCTGAGATAAACGGCGAGCAGGTCGTTGATGTCGACCAGGATCGGCGTCTTCCGGTTCAGCATGTAATTGGCGAAAAGCGGATAAAAGGGTGGGGTATCGTTGAGGAAGCGCTTGAAAAAATTAGTAAAGAAGCTACCTAAGGGAAGCGCCATGTGATTGCTTTGCTGCAAATGTATTTATTTTTTGCCGAAGCGCACCTTCAGCATCGCTATGGTTCTGTCGATCAGGCTACTGTCGCAGCTATCACAAATATAAGCGTTGCACATGCGGCAGTAATGCGTGCGCTTGACGGCTCTGTCATTGCGTAACAGATCACAGACAGTGCAGGGGCGATCCATGTATTGCACGGTTTCCTTCCTGCATTCCTTGCATCCCATCGCTTATGCTTCTTGTGATTCCGCGTGGAACAGATGCGGAAGGAAGGAGCCGATGAATTTGGCCAGACCTGCGGCGCTGTCCGGTGCATCGTCTCGTTTGCTGGTTCCGGCCTTGGTGTATTCGAATAGCTCATGCAGGAACAGTTCATATTCGCTGCCTCGCTGTATCTCGCTGTCCCGGATGAAATAGAAGTGTTCCTTGATGAATCCATACTGCATGAGGATCCGGCTGTGCTTGTTGGCCGTGTTGGTCACCTTAAGGATCTTCTCCGGCGATACCTGGCCACGCAGCATCTTGATCATCGCGCTGCCCTGATTGTTTCCTTCTACGCGTATGTAATCGCAGCGCGTGCGACGGATCTGTTCGATGCAAAGCGGCAGGGTGATGTCGATATTCTCAGCGCTGAGAATGATATCAGTGATGTAGACGCGGTCGCCAATGATCACGCCCAACGGAAATGCGAGACGATCCGTTCCTTCATCAGCCACATCGATATATCCGAGGATCTGATCCGGCGTTACCTCCGCCCCGGGTTCCTTGCTTCCATTAAGCTGAACGGGCGTGATCTTGCGCCTGAGCTCGGCCAGGGAGAAGCGCTTGATCTCGTCCCGGGAGAATAATGCGCCTGCGCTCTCGATCGGCTCCTGCATGTATTCTGCCATCCAGATTTCCTTTGACGTGTATTTGCGCACATCCTGGTATTCGGATGTTGTCTTGACGGCTTCGCAGAAGCTATTGCCGTGTTCGTCGATAGCCGGTACACTGATGATGTGATCGTAGTATCCCTGATCTATATTCTGCCCGATGATATCGCGCTTGCTCCACCTGGTTCCGATATCAATTGAGGCGCATCCCTTCTCGGTCCGGCTGACATGCGTTCCCTGATACCAGCTGTGGGTACGGTCTCGGATCGTCTCGCTGATGGCATCCTCAAAGGATCTGAACAGATCATCGGTGATGGCCATTAGGCTGGCTCCGAAGCCAATGATGGTGCCTCCCACTCCGGCGCCGAAATAACTTACCTGCATGGCTTCAATCGTGTTCCATCCTACTACACTCTGCTTGTCATCGGAGAGCTTTAGGTTAGGGAAGGTCTGTTGATAGCGCTCGCTGCGGCAGATGTCACGTGTGTCGTAGCTGAATTTATTGTAAAGGGTTGCCGTACAGCAGTTGCGCATGACGGATCCGGATGGGTTGCGTCCGAGCAGCCATGCGCTGAACAGGCTGGCCAGATAGCTCTTGCCTGCTCTGGGTGGTAACGAGACGGCGAGGCGCTTGATCTTGCCATCGGCAACCATCTGGAAGGAGTTGGCTATATGCTGCAGGAATGGCCGATTGGCGCAGAAAGTGCCGTCATATTGATTACAGAATTCCCAGAAGTCGCGGCGCGCCAGCTCAGCTCTTGCTTCCCTGCGGATCGTCTGTCGGATCTGGATCCGGGTCTCCTTTGGCAAGTTGCTTAAGCTGGTCATAGGTGTAGATTGAAAGGTCTAAGGCCGGGACGATCTTCTCGCCCAGCGTGCTGTGATCGATGGACTGCTTCGCTTTGCCATGCGCCCGGTCCAGTATCTTCTCTATCATTTCGTGGCCGTCCTTCTTATCCATGATGCGGCGCGCTACGATGCGCATTAACATGGGAGCTTCCTTATTGGCGACCAGATCGACGATCTTCTCCTCGCTGAGGTTCATGATCAGCTCGTATGCATCGCGGATATGGCTGGGTCCTACGTTCTCATATCCCTGCTTCTTCAGCTCGGCGATGATATGACTGACGAGCTTGGGCTTGCGGCCATCTGGATTTCCGCTCATGCCTGGTTTAAACTGTGTTGATTCATTCGGAAAGGGCATCTACCTGCTGATCACCTGTTGTCACAAAGCTAATGAATTCTATTATTCATATCGTTTTTTTCTGATATTCAGGCTATTATAAATCCATACTTGTCTAATCTCATTTTCAATCAGACGGATATTCAGAAAAAGCGGGTAGGGGTGCCCAATAGAGTACCCTATATTTTATTTGAGTTGATATTGTCGCGGATGATGATCTCGCGCTCCCTGTCTTCCGTGAGGCCGCTAATGCGGAAGGTAGGTACCTCCGTCAGTCCAATTGCTTTGGCCGCTTCATAGCGTTGGTTCCCTGCGATGATCACCAGCTGCCCGGTGCGGTCGCTCAGGATGAGGGGCCGCGCCTCGAAATAATCCGGATTATCGCACAGGCTTTGACATAACTTTTTGAAGGCGTCATCACGAATGACGCGCGGATTGTTGGGCAGTTTATGCAGCTCGTCGAGGCGCCGGTGTCGGATCTTGCTCATGCTTTTTTCTGCAGTTTCTCCCTGATATGTTCCTCCAGTATCTCGATCTTGTCTTCCGGGTATTCATCGGTGCAGTTTATGGCATCGATATAACCGGCTCTTTCCGAATGCCGGTAGACGATGATCACGGTATCGGTTGCTTTGATGCGCGCTTTGTAGATGGGTTTGCTCATAGATTATGGTTTTATGTCAGTCAAAAAAAAATAATCGGAGGGATGCTATACCTGATATTAGGTCAATAGTCATGGTATTGACTTAATATTAAGTATATAACCAGCCATTAATCTTCGATTGTATATCCTTCCCTTGCGTCTGTCCGGGAGCTGTATGCATTTATCCTTACGGCTGTTCATGCGGTTTGTTCTCTTTGTAAAGCATACTTAAGCTCTTACCGTTTTTCGTATCACGCTCGGTGATGCGCTTGATGACGGATGTATTGCAGATGTTCAGGATGCGGTTCTCTATGACGCCCATATTGATTTTCTCTTCCTCCTCCCAATAATGGATGGCGATTCTGTCGTATGCGCAGAATTCCGCCTTGTAAATATAGCGTTTCATCCCTTCAGGATTTCTTTGAGTAACGGTGAGCCGCTCTCTGTGCGCTCCAGCATATGCGGCAACAGATGCTTCTTCTTTAAGATTTTATAGCAGCTGGTTGAACAGGAAAGATGCGGAGCGCTGAGGATGGCGCGTTTGATGCCCAGCATGAATTCCGGCTGCCATGCGTAAGGCAAACGGTCACTGAGCTTGCTGCTGACATCAGCGATCTTATGCGCCATGTCGTAGTTGGTCGCGTCCACTTTGCCGGCGCGCATGTCAGAGCAGATATTTCCTCCCTGGTAATAACTCATCCCTCCCTTCTCCATGAGGCGCAGGGCACAGGTGACGCTGATCTTCGGGAAGTCAATGATGAGCTTCTTGAGTTTGCCGAACCCTTCTACGCCTTCCTCAGCAAAAAATCCGATGTAATCCTTTCCTGCCCAGCTCTTGCGGTTAGAGTTCATCAGAGCGATATCGGATTTGCTTACCTGGTCGCAAGTGAAATAAAACACAGGCAGCTTCAGCTCCTGCGCTGCCTTCAGCCGGTGCTGTCCGTCAATGATCTCCCCGGCTTTATTAATGATAAGCGGATAAAGATGAAGGAGGTTTTTCTGCGAGATGGCCATAACGAGCCTAGTGAGGTGTCGTCTGCAGATCTCGCGATTGGAATTGATTCGCTTGAAGCGCGAATAGTCGGTTGTTGTTTTGATTATGGGTGGATTCATCATTCTAATTCTTCGTCCAGTTTTATGTATAATAGATGATCATTCCTAATAAGAGCAGTCCGATAATTTTGATTAATTTTTTCATGTTCCGTTTGGGTTAAATGCTTTTGGATAATTCCGTCGTGCCGATCGAATGATAATCAACGCCTGCAATTCACGGATATGCCGGCCCGCGTCATGTCTCTCGCTGTTTTTAAGATCCGGCAATTCATTCATACGATCACATACTGCTCGTAACATGGCCCAGATCTCTGCCTCTTGATCGGTAAAGGGATGTAGTTTGCTCATCGGTTCAGAAATTTAAGCCAGTCCTGCCGCGTGGCTCTTGCCGGTCTTCCCGGTTTGATGCCATGCTTGCGGAAAAATTCGGCGCGTTGTTTTGCCGGGGCGCAGGCGCTGCAGAGATCCTTCTCGATCCAGAAGCAGGCGCCTGTGTCTTTATCCTTGCAGGGCGTGTGGTCCATGCATCCGCAGGTGCGGCATTTTTTCTGGCAGGTGCGTGTCATTTTTTCACCGATTTGAGTTTCTTCTGCAGCACTTCGATGCGCTGCTTTGATCTCTCCTCCCGCGCCTTGCGCTCCTCCATCATTGCTTTGTGCAGGCTGTCGTGTTTATCCCCGCAGTAAAATTCCGTGAGCATATCAAGGCATGCGGATATTCCATCGTGATCCGGTCGCGCGCCTTCGTTCTGGCTGTTGCTGCGTACGCCGATCAGCATTGCGGCGCGGACAGCCTGGTTGTACCAAAGGCGCACCTTCACGCGATTTTTATCAAGATGGAAGAACAGGCGCACGCAGCTGTAATCGGATTCGCTCAGGCCGATGATCTTATGGATCTTCGACTGCGTCTCGCTATGCTTTGCCAGCAGGACGATCAGCGCGATCTTCTCCTCCTCCAGTATCTCTGCTTTTGATTCCGTGAAATCGGCATGCTTGCTGAGCGCCTTGTAATATTCCGGCTGCAGTTTCTCCTCATCCAGCTCCTTCATGCGCTTCTCTCTTTCATGGATGCGCCTGATGGTTTCCTTCATGTCTTCCTTTTGCTCTGAGACGGGATCCTCCTGTGCTGTTTTGCCTGCCGGTATCCCTTTCTTATCCTTCTTGATCTTGATATGAATGTATTTGCCCTTATCATCTCCCTCCACCACGAAGGCGCGCGCGTATTTGCCACTCAGCACGGCTTTATTGTAATCATTCATCGCCTTATTATAGTCCATTGTGTCGCCTTCCAGCGCTTCCTCGGCTTCCTTCTTTGTCTCGAAGTTATCGACGGTATATTCTTCCGGCTCCGGGCGATCGGGCGCTTCGATGGTTTCAAAGTGATCATATTTGTTGAGCACCCTGACTCCTTTTTTCTGCAGCTCCCTGATCTCCTTCCCGGGATTATGAGAGGTGGTCACCAGCTCAATAGTCGCATCCGCGCTTGCCTTCTTGAATTCGCGATCATAGCTGATATTGCATTTTTGCTTAAAACACTGGCTGAAGGTGCAGATGGCGCTATGCGCTGATTCCGGGAAGAGCACGGTATTGGCAGCGCTATTATACTGGCAGGTCGTGCAGGCGCCGATATCCTTCTTCAGCGTAGCGTCGGCGATATCAAATGGCGCATTGTTTAATTTGTTGAGATATTTCTTCAATTCCCATTCACTGAATGTGATATCGGTATCTTGTGCGTAATCTCTCTCATCCCACAATGCATTCTGGTCGGGCTTGCTGATCCTGGCAACCTTAAAGGCCTCCTGCAGCTTCATGCGTCCCTGGCAGAAGGTCTTTTGAAAAAGCGGGATCATCTCGTTGAGCTTCATCCTCCAGCCGACATACTGTGGCGTTTTGCCGATGCGCCTGGCGATATCCTGCAGGCTGAGTTTATTCTTGCTCGTGAGCGTCAGAAAGGCGCCGGCCTCCTCCATCGGATGTATGTCCTTGCGCTGCAGATTCTCGATGATCTGCACCTCCAGCGCCTCTTCATCAGTCAGGATGCGCACGATGGCCGGGATTTCCCGCAGGCCCGCGATCTTGGCGGCGCGCAGGCGGCGCTCTCCGCAGACCAGTTCATGCTTGCCCGCCTTGCCGATGGCTCTGACGAGGATCGGCTGCAGCACGCCTTTCTCCTTGATAGAGGCGGCAAGTTCTTTGATCGATTCCTCATCGAAATTGCGGCGCGGATTGGTTTCGGTGATGATGATATCCTTCAGCTTGAGGTTCATCAGTTGCGTTGGATTGGGTGTCATGGTTTAGGTGTTTATGGTTTGCAATTATAATACTTTATAACGATTCTTATACGATATGTTAATACATTTTTGAGCGCCCGGTCAGATCATCGATCCAGAACCGGCTGATGAAACGGGCGGCATCGCGCACATGCTCTGCGGTTTTCGCTGTATCGATGCCGGTCAGATGCTTGAAATACGGTGCCGGCCATTTGTGATCCTTCGGTCCGGGAGTAAACTCTTCCACCGGGATCTTGTTCAGCTTGAGGAATTCCACCAGCAGGGAGGCGTCGCGCTGGTTCATCCCTACGTTGCGAGCGATCCTAAGCGTAGCGGCCAGCCTGTTGGGATCTATGCGCTCCCGATAAATGAATGTATTATGCTGCGGCGTCTCAATGATCACCAGGAATTCCGCCTCTTTGCCTATGTGCGGCAGGACATGCTCGCGGAGGTAATCGATGGTCTTCCAGAATGTGAGCGTCTGCAGCTTCAGGCCGTCGGCCTTTGAGTAGACAGCTAATCCTGTATGGCTGCCCGGATCGATTCCGATGTATATCTTAGGCAGTCCGCCGGATGGGTTGAAGCGATCGCTCATGGGTTGCTCTTTTTTAATTTTGTGTAATCGTTATTGAATTCCAGCCGGAAGCCGTTGTCCCGGTCCTGTCTCCAGTCGATGATGATCTTGATGGCCTCGGTGAATTCCGCGTATTTCGGATGTTCCTTTTTGAGATCGATGATCTGTCCGTCGGCCATGCGGTTGCAGGTTTCCAGGACATGATTCTTGTAGTCAAGCGCTATGTTCATCAGAATGGCATTTGTGTTGATCCGTTCATCCCTGTCTTTCCGGCGAGACCTTCTGCCGGGTTATAAAACTGCGCAAAATCAGGACTATGTCTGAAGGGAATATTTCCCAGCCCTCCGTTGCGATTCTTGGCGATGATGATCTCTCCCTTTCCCTCGGCGCTTTCTCCATCCGTCGGTTCGATCTGATAATAAGCGGGCCGGTAGACGAACAAGACCATATCGGCATCCTGCTCGATGGCTCCGCTCTCGCGCAGGTCGCTCAGGCGCGGCCTGTGATCGCCGGCCCTGATTTCGAGCTGCCGGCTGAGCTGGGAGAGCAGGATCACCGGTACGCCGAGGTCCATTGCTAAGGCCTTAGCGCTGCGGCTGATCTTGCTAACTTCATTCTCGCGGTTGTAATTGCGGTTGCCTCCCTGATCCGGGTTGATGAGCTGGAGGTAATCAATGACCACCATGCCGAGGTCCTCTTTGCGTTTAAGCACTTTGCACAGGCTGCGTATGTATCCAATGCTTCCCAGTGCGAAGTCATTGATTCCCAGCGGCCATGCGGCAATCTCTTTGCGCGCCGAGTCCACCTGCTTCCAGTAATCATCCGTCATGTATCCTTGCGCAAAGCTGCGGCTGTCGATGGAGCAACAGCTCATCAGGAGTTTATCGGCGATTCGCTCTGCGCTCATCTCCAGGCTGAAGATCTCGGTACGGGTTCCGGCAATCACGGCTTGCTTAGCGAAATGCAGCGCCAGCGATGTCTTGCCCATGCTCGGCCTGGCGGCCAGCACGACAAGCTCGCCCCTGCGCCATCCTCCGGTGATTGCGTCCAGATCTCGCAGGCCGGAGGATGTCCCGCTTATTTTTCCGTCCCGTGTTGCCCTCTCCCGTGCCCGCCCTTCGCCGATCGAGGCGTCGAGGATGTCCGGGAGGTTTCTGCGTTGATCGTGCGTTAAAACGGCTGTAATGTCGTCGAGGCTTTTACGGTGCCGGCGGAGCAGGTCCAGCGGATCCACATGCTCTTTGGATGCCTCCTGGATCACGGCCTGGCATATCCGCTCTTGTTCCCTGGCGATGAATAACTGCTTGAGTATGAGCAGATGCTCTTTGATATTCGCTGCACTCGCTATGCGGTTGGTCAGTGTGCTGATCCGGTAATTGCCTCCCGCCATCTCCAGTTTGCCCTTACCTCTGAGTTCCTGGGTAAGTGTGATCAGGTCGATCTCCGTGTTACGGGCTGTCATCTCGCGGTAGGCCGTCCAGATGAGTTGATTGTGAGAAAAATAGAAGATCTCCGGCGGCGTGGCATTGATAATGGTTCCGGTATCGCCAGGGCTCATAAGCACGGCTCCGAGCACTACGTCCTCGATGGCTGCGTTGTGGCGCAGGCTCAGGGGTTTGGGTTCAGGTTCCGGGTTTTGCATATTTAGCATATTCGCCTACGCGGTTTCTAATCCATTGATGTACAAGCTCTTTGCCTTTGGTCGGAATCCAATAGACGAAATTACGCCGCAGCTGAAAATCCGGCGCAGCGATTTCGCCGGTGGAATTTTTAAGATTCAAAAAATAGTCTATCAATCCGCTCAGCCATTCCGGTTTTAGGTTGTTGTTCGCACAAAGGCTCCCCATGATCCCTGTCTCACCGAGCCACTGAGTTTTTAACCTATTCATTTTTTCTTCGGCTGCCTCGACTGTTGTTGTAGTCTTCTCTTCTCTTATATTCTCTTCTCTTACTTGCTTCGCGTTTGCTTCGCGTTTGCTTGGGGTTTTGCTTCGCGTTTGCTTCGCTCTTGCTTCGCCTGATCTTTTACCTCCTTGACTGCCAGCGCGTTTCTTGGCATCCCATTTTCTCATCCGATCAATTAAAGATTGACTAAAAAACTGTCCATCGGCGCGCGTGAACAGTTCGAAGCGTATAGTGTCTGCTATAAAGAGCATGAATTTTGCTTCGTCCAGGCAATTCACGGTCTCGCATAAAAACCCCATATCTGTGGGGCTGTCCGGCCATTGGTATTCTGTAGTCGCCCGGAGACGTTCCACGATACACCAATAAAGGCCGATACCCCAGAAGCTGTAGATGCGCCGGATCTTCATCAGCTTGATATCATCCTGAGCGTTGCTATCGTGCGCAAACCAGAAACTGTCCTTTGCCATTTTTTAGGGGCGTCCCTTTGTGCCGCCGGGCCACCGGCAAAGGAGGTAACCGGCGGCACGCCAGGACGCTTTATCTTTAAATTGTTGTTTCGGAATTCATATGCCGGTGGTCTTATTTTTACAACGTTAAAGCATTCTTTCGCTCATTCCGCGATTGTTAAAAACTATTTCAGATAAGGCAGGCACAAATCGATCACCCGCCGGCAGTCCTCCGGGCCGAACATCCCGATATGGCATTCATCCGGATGGATATTCATGGCCGTGCTGAGCCATCTGTAGGCCGCGCTGCGCGCCTCGCTCCATAAGGCTCCCCGATCCACCTTCCGCCTCCAGAGGCTGTCCAGGCAGGCGTGAGCCTCGATCTTCAGCTTGCGGAGCTGCTCATTGGCCAGCCGTCCCAATGCCTTATTCGTCCCTTTGTGACAGCCCACCCATGCCTGGCAGGGAGCACAGAGATAAAACTTCCGCCCGTAATCGCGCCCGGCTCCGTAGATGGTCTCGCTATTCACCAGTTGCGTCGGATTCTCACAATAGGGGCAGCGCAAGCCGGAGCGGATCAGCATCTTCATATCAGCGATGGTTGGTTCCTGGTCGGTCATGCCATCAGGCTTAAGGGAGATCGGACCTTCGATATCATCCCGGTGCTGATACATGCATATCATATTTCCAAATAAATCCATAACAAGTAGAATAATGGCTATGTCCATTAAGTTGAGACAAAATAAAGGTTTTCCCATCCTTTTATTGATTTCCAAATTTCTTCCATTTGTATAAATGTGGTCGCCCCTACGGTAGAAGGTTCATCACTCACCCCGTTAAGGGAAGGTGCGTCTACTTTCAGGGCGTTGTTATTTTCTTATGATACCACGAAGTGAGTAATGAACAGAACAAAGATAATCAATTTAAGGACAAATTCATGATAACGATGTAATGTTCCGACCATCTGCTTGTGATAGCTGGCGTTCTTGATCGTAATCAGAAAATCCTTAATCTGGTCAAGCGTTGGCCTCTCTCCGATCCGGGAGATGATCAAGGTTAGACAACTCACATACGTATGCCTCGTTGAAATGGCATAATTCCTTAGTGTTAATTCTCTCTTGAATGATTCTGATTTCGTTGCTCCTTTCTTTTAACCATACGTTAGTGGCAAGTTTGCTCAATGTTCCCATTGATTTTTACCACAGTTATTACATTTGCCGCTTGTGTCCATTCCTGCCATATAGGAAGAGCAAACCTGACTACTAACAATGTGTTTACGCAAGGCTTCATTCAGTATTTCAATTAACTTTCCTTGTCGTTCAAGTTCTTGTCGCATCTTAGGTATTAAATCTTCTAAATACTCTAATCTGCTTTCATGTGTTGGTACTGGCATATAATTTCAATTTTAGTTATTCGTTAATAAATCGCCCTGCGTAAACACAGTAACCGTTAGTGGCAAGTTTGCTCAATGGTTTAATTTTTTCCATCGCACACATCAGAGTTCTCAAATATGTTTCCTTTAATTTCATCGCTTCCTTCGCACGTTTCAATACCTGAATCAAACATTACATATCCCGCTCCTCCTTTCCACCTCACATAAAATTTGCCTTTTCTAAATCTTACATCGCCAGTTGTTGAAGTATCTTTTCTGTAAACAATATCACCCTCGTAAATCTCTTTACCGTTTTTGTCCTTTATGCCTGTATATTGCATCAATTCCCATTGTCCAGTTGGGTAGTGGCTAAATCCTACTGGAATACAAAACGGATAAAACTCCCTTTTCTCCCATAATGTTTCATCAGAACTATACACCATCTCAGCAAACTCTGAATGCCACGCTCTAAATTTTATTTCTCTATTCATATTTTTGTTTTTTAAATCCACGCTAAAAATTAAACCACTAAGCAAATACTCGGAACGTTATAAGCAAAATTTAAACCCCTCCAACGCTCGGATTAGATTTCAAAAATGCCTCTAAATATTTGTGCAAGTAAGCTGCCTCTTTTCTATCCATTGTAAAGTTTAATGATATTGCTTGGGTATTTCCATCTTCATCTTTTGCTGGGTCATCCCACATTTTATTATTAATTGAAAAATCAATTTCGGGATTATACTGTTCGTCTTGGCTTTCCGATATAAAGATGTCAGCTGTCATTTGCACAAATGGAAAATCTCGTCCTGTCGTTTCACGCTTCCTTTCAAAGTGATTGTAAAATGTTGGTGAAGCAATGTAAACTTTTTGAGTAAAGAATTTTAATGTCATCTTTTTTTATATTTATAGTTAATAATGCCCTCGCAAAAGGGGTTTAAATTCAGCTTATAATACTGTATTGTATGCCATTGTGAAAAACAACGGCATACAATACTTTTTCGTTATGCGTCATTGCCCTCCTGTCCGCATTACATCGTCTAACTTTTCAGCCAATCTATCACGCTCTTTTTCTGCTTGTGTGTATCTCTGCTTTCCATAAAGCCCCTGCATATATTCTACCTCGTCCATAAATTCCTGCAAGAGCAACGAACGCATAACATCGGGTTGGACAAGATTATTTTTTACTACTTCTAACGCTTTATTAATTCCGTCTATGAAGCCAATACACTCATCGGATGTATGTTTCTCTTTTACATAGGCATCTACCAACGCTTCTTGTTGTTCTTTTGTAATTAGCATTTTATTTAATTTTAATTGTTTCTATCCGTAAAAAATAACCTCGCCAACCCGTAGCCGTTCCTCCGCAATCCTCCACCCATCACAAGCCATAAGAGCCGTTTCCTGGATCTTCACCCGGATCACCCTTTCCCCTTTCTCAGGGATACAAAGCTGCTGAGCGTGTTTACGCCGGAAGAAGACAGGGAGCTGGTTCTCCATCGTTTTTTTTGTCAGGCATTGGCTGTAGTTTTAGTTTGTAAATAATCCGGCATCAGCTCCACGCGCAGCTCCTCCGTTCCACGCTCCACCTGCTCCATGATCACCTGATATCCGCAGGCGGTGGCGGCCTTCTGCAGCTCGATCAGCTTACCCATCCCGAAGCTCTCGCCTCGTTCCACGAACAGCACGTCGGCCAGTGATTTGTCTGCGCCTGCTTTGGTCGCCTGCCGCTTGGCAATGAGCAGCCGGATATCGAATTCCATGATCTCACTGGTAGAAAGCTGATCCGGATGGATGAGTTTGCCGTTGTAGTAGGCATTGTTCTCATCGAAGCTCAGGCCTTCGATCGGACTGTGCATGTCGCGGATGGCATCAGCGATGGCCTGCTTGCTGCTATCATGCAATGCTGTTAGTTCACCTGATCGGTCCTTATGCTGGCTCAGCTCCGTGAGTGATCCCTGCAATCCCTTCGCCCTGTCGATTATCTTGTTGGTTTCGATAGCCTGGCTCAGCTCCTGCTCCAGCGCTGCGGAGGTGATCTCCTTGTTCGATCCCAGCCATTCACTGGCTTGTATATTGAGTTTGTCCAGCTCGGCGTTTTCCCTTCTAATTGATTCGATCTTCAGCTCCAAGTTGCGGATCTCGGTCTGGTTCTTTTGGATCTGATGTCCCCGGTCTCCCAGCCTGCGATCCACATCAGCGCGTTTGGAGTTATGCTCATGCGCTTTGGCGATCTGCGTCTGCAGGCCGCCAATATCGATATTCTCCTGCGCTCCATACTTTTCCACCAGCTCGCGGTCCATGCCCTGGGTGGCGATCCATCCTTCGAGCCGCTTGATTTCCCTGTTCACTTCGGTGCGCTCCGCATAAGCCTGCGCTGCCTTATTCTCAAAAAGCTCCAGCGCCGTGCGCGTCTCATCATCCAATAATCCACGCAGGATCTCCAGTTGCTGCTTACGTCCTTTATCCGTGCGGCTCAATTCAACGAAATCGTATTCCAATTCTACCTCCCCGGCAATGGTTCCGATCACCGTCTTCTTGGTTTCCTTAAAACCGTTGGGTGCTTTTACTTCCACTCCGGCGCGCTCCGATCCGTCCTTGTCTTTTTTTACGATGAGCTTGAAGGTATATTCGCTGCCTTCGATTGGCTGCGCATTCTCATATTCGGCCAGCGCGATCTCTACCTCGGCCTTGTCCTGCCCCTGGCGGATGGCTCCGGGTCCGAGTTCTCCGCAGAGCGCGGCCTTGAGGCCTTTGATGAAGTTGCTCTTGCCTTTGGTATTCTCGGCCAGCAGCAGGATATTGCTGCCGGCGATCTGCTTCTCCATATCCGGCACATTGCGGAAGTTGAAGAAGCGTACTTTTTGGATTTTCATTTGGGTGATTTTTTAAAGATGAAGATCCGGCGCCCGTACTTATCGCGCCGGACCATTGATGGTATTCAGAACGGCATGTCATCCGTCGGCGGGATGGCCGGGGTGTAAGTCACCTGCGCTACCGGCGGCGGTGGAGGAGGTGGCGCCTGCTTCACCGGCTGCGCTGCTCCCGGGACGGCGAAGGGATCGCCTCCAATGTAAAGCGCCTCCAGATGGATGGGCGTCTTTACGAAGGCTGCCCTTGCTTCCGCACCCAGCTCTCTGGGCGGCATGCCCAGCACCTGGTATTCGGTGTCCATCTTCACTCCTTTACGGATGATCTTGAAGTCATACTTAAAAGGATTGCCCCATTGCGGATCGCGGCTGTAGGCGGTGATAGCCTCCTGGATCGTAGCCTGTGTGATCTCCAGCACCTGCATGGTTTTCGTGGCGTAGTTGTAAACTTTCATCGCCCAGAAGTGCCTGACCGGTTTGGCGGGATCGATCGGCGCCGCAGGTTTCTCACCAATGGCGAAGCGCAGAGGTTTCTTGTCTTTCCAGTCCATCCATCCGAGGATGGGCTTGCTTAGGATGCGGAATTGATTCTCGCCATCGGCGAATTTCATGTAATTGCCTCCGGTGGTGGGCGGCTCATAGTTAGCCGGCACGAAGCTGTCGTTGTTGGTTGTCATTGTTTTGGGTGTTTAGGTTTGATTGATTAGGATTTTCTTCGTCCATGTGAAGCAGCAGCGGATCGTTGTCGTCCGGGTGGTTCGTCACCCACTCCCGCATCTGCTCAAATATTTCTTTTGCTCCGCTCATGCCTTGTCATCTTCGGCATAGGCGCCGTCGTCCTGGTATTCATCCTCGTCCATTGTCTATGCTTTGAAGATTTCGCGCACTCCTTTGGCCAGCGCCATGTCCGCCTTGCCCTGCCTGATCAGCTCGTTCACCTTGAGCGCCTTCTGCGCCAATGCAGAGATGATCTGCGGCTTGGTAATGCGCTTGCCCTGCCGGCGCTCGTATATCTTGACATCCTCCACCTGGCAGTCGGCCTCGATCGGCAGCTCGATGTTGTAGGAGATATTCCTGGGTAGGTTGCTCATGCGGTTTGGTTTTGGCAAATATAATGAATTATGATAAATGTTATTTTTTATTTTTTTCGTTGTTAATAACTTTCTCCACCTGCTCCGGCCACAGTTCCCGGATGAGCTGCATCAGCGCCCGGGTCTCTGCATAGATCTCCTGTCCCTTGATATATTCAATGGCCTCCTTCATGGTCATTGCCTCCCGGCAGTCGTCGCAGATATGGTCCATTGTCAAGCGCAGCTGACGGATCATCGTCTCAATCTTCGGCTCTTTGCAAAAGTCGCACATGATGCGCGGCTGATGGCGGTCATTGTGCTTATCGTACTGACTGAATTCCATGTTCTCGTTCATCTCAGTTCTCGTTAAATATCATATGCCGCTGCTCCTGGCCGTGGATATGCTGCTTAAAGCGCAGCAGACCGGCTCTCAGGCGTGGCCGACAATACAGGTTCTTAAAGACCGGAGAGGGCATCTGCTCATGGACATTTGCAATGAGCAGCGCATGGGCGATGAGCCGGTAGATTGATTTATCGAAGGTGATTTTCATGATTGAGTTTTTTAGCCCTTTCGGGGAGAGGGAGGAAAACCCTCCCCCCGACCCGGAACGAGCAGAACCGGGTTTATTTTTGTTTTTTAATCGCGTCTTTATTCGCCTTGCTCCAAGAGATCATGAGCTTGATATATCCTCCATATTCTTTGATTTGAGCCGAACTATATGCTCGTTCTTTCCCAATACCTTTGAATTGGGAAGTCCATTCTTTAAAGGTTTTGCAGATGCAGCCTATTTGAATTTTGCCAACATCACAAATATTAATGAAGTGCATAGAGCCTTGAATTTGTAAAAGAGTTTTGTTGATTTCACCGCCCCAGATTACACCGCCCCTGATTTCACCGCCCCAGATTACACCGCCCCTGATTACACCGCCCCTGATTACACCGCCCCAGATT